TTTGCACTATTGTTTCGATCTTGAATTGTTAATTGTTGACCTACTTGTAATAGAGCTAAAAATATATCAATATCAGTTATTGGAGCATCCGTTAAATGATTTATGTTTATTTGGGTTGAATTAATTAGTGTTGCATTATTCCAAAGAATATGACCATCTCCAGGATTACCTGATTGTGCATTATCTTTAGCTTCATAATAGAATACACTACTTGAAACACCATTTGCACCGGAAGTACCAGACGTTCCATCTGAACCAGAAGTACCAGAGGTCCCATTAGATCCTATTCCACTTGTACCTGATGTACCATTAGACCCTGAATCTCCTGATGAACCTGAGGTTCCTGATGTACCGACTGAACCATCTGTACCGCTTGTACCTGAAGTACCGGTAGAACCTGAAGTACCATCTGACCCGTTAGTTCCACTAGTTCCGCTTGTACCCGAAGTTCCGCTTGTACCCGAAGTACCGTCTGAACCACTAGTACCAATAGAACCATCTTGACCTGAGGTACCGCTAGTACCAGAAGTACCACTTGTTCCACTTGTGCCGTCTGAACCATTTGAACCACTAGTTCCTGATGTACCAGAAGTACCACTTGTTCCACTTGTGCCGTCTGAACCATTTGAACCACTAGTTCCTGATGTACCAGAAGTACCATTTGAACCATTTGTTCCGGAAGTTCCATCAGAACCATTTGACCCACTAGTTCCAGATGTACCGCTTGTTCCAGAAGTACCATCTGAACCATTAGTTCCTGAGGTACCACTTGTTCCACTTGTGCCGTCTGAACCATTAGTTCCACTTGTACCGCTTGTTCCGCTTGTACCGTCTGAGCCATTAGAACCTGATGTACCGCTAGTTCCATCTGAACCGGAAGTACCAGTAGAACCATCTTGACCTGAAGTACCGCTAGTACCACTAGTGCCTGAAGTTCCAGCAGAACCTGAGGTTCCTGAAGAACTTGTAGAACTACCTGGTCCAACCCATTGTCCTTGGTCGTTTATTACTTGACCATAAGCGGCAATATCAAAAGATTTTGCAATAAAAGTATCAGCGGTTATGTTAACCTCATTTGTACTTACTTCGATTGGAATTTCTACTCCCAATCCATCAGTTAATTTTTGTGGAGTTCCTGAGACTCCGCTCGTTCCTGAGCTACCAATACCTACAAGGGAAGGATAAGTTTGGTATATTGTTTTTCCGGTTAAATTGGCCATTCTGGTTCTTTAATTTTATATACAGTTATTCCAAACAAGTGTACTTAGGTTCCATACGTCTGGAAAGGTAGACCATACTGCACATTCATTTGGTTTTCGGGTTAAGTAGACAACGCTTTTGCTACTTTCATTATCACTAATATAGGTTACATCGGGTACCTCTTGAAATCCATTCTCAAGAAACATTTGGCCTCTGTTAATTAGCACTCCTGGTTCAGGATCTAATGAAGGAGCATTAACTGCCCATAATTCATAGTCCCAATTACCACTAGGACTAAGTGCAACAATACCATTTATTGGATCTTGTGCATTGGTAACAGTTAAGGTAATTTCAAATTCAGTATATCGAGGATTTTGCTTTACAATATTAGGAACTACCGCAATAGGTTCTCTAGCAAAACCATTCTTAAAAATGAATAAGAAGTTATTAGTATTCCAAGGGTTATTCTCTACAGCAAGTGTATTAATGTAGACAATAATTGAGTTTTGGCTGAGATTGTTTAAATTAATCAAGAGACTTCCACTATTTTAGTATTAGATATAAAAAACTTCATAGTTGACACTCACTAAACAAAAAAAGGGCCCTGCACAAGCAGAGACCCTCTTTGATTCCTAAGGTATAGGATTAAGTAGTTACGATAGTAATACCGCCAGAAATACAACTCGCTAGATCATCAGCTAATGGAACCATCGGTGATGGTTCCTGCCCTTGAAGAGTGATAGTGTATCCGTTAAGATCGCCTACAGCAGTTCCAGTAGCACCAGAACCAGCAGACATTACACAACCTCTTTCAATACCCATTAACCAGTTTACGTTATTGTTATCAACAAAGACAACACGTAGATCGCGGTTTTGAGCAAGAAGTAGAATTTGATTGCGTTTAGCAGCATCCAATTTTTGGAATACAGCAGTCAATTCTGGTTGGTAGAATACAGTACCGTTAACGTTAGAAACGTTAATAGACTCTGTAGTTGATGCAGTATCTTTTGGAAGATAGAATTGATAGAAAGTACCAGTTCCAGAAAGAACTGATATTTCTCCAGCAATTTCAGTTACGGTAACACCGTTCCAATCTCCAGCAAATACATACATCTCTTTCACACCACCGATTGAGTTCATACAATCTAGAGCAATGATATCATTTATTAAACAAGACATGTGTTTTAAGATTTTTTTAGTTTTGATAGAGGGGAGTCGTTAAACTCCCCTTTCTCGGTTTTTATTAAAGTGTTGAAACGAATTGAGAAGCGTAAGCAGCAGTTCCTAAACGGAATTTAGCCATAAAGTTTACGATATCTTGTGAAGGATCGTAGTAGAACTTAAACTTATCTTGATCGTCTAACAAACCTGTTCCAAAGAACATGTATTTCTTAGGCCCTAAGCAGATGTAGTCGTTATCGTTGATACCACCAGCAGCATAGATAGTTACGTTAGTACCAGGATAAATGAATGCAGAAGGACCAGTAACACCAGCCGCATTAGTGATGTTAGGGTATTGAGCGATGATCGCATTACCTTTAGCTTGTAAAGCTTGAACAACGATAGCGTAGTTAGAATATGACATAGACATAACTAGATCGTCTTCTTGCTTAAGAGCATTTGACAATTTGCTGATGATTCCCCAGATAGTAGCATCTGCAGTAGCAACTGTTAAAGGAACAGTGATAGCTGGAGTAGAACCAGAGTTACCAGAGAAAGTAGCACCATTAGCAACTGTGATTTGATCCATAAGACCGTCTAGTGTAGCACCATCACCTTGCCAGATTGTGTTCTCAATGTATTGAGCAATATTGTTTACTTTGTTATCAGCGATCAATTTCTCGAAAGGAACTGATTCTAGATAAGCAGATGGAGAAAGTTGGCTTGATAACCAGTAGTTACGAAGATCTTCTGGGCAAAGTTGCTCTTTCAACATTTTTGATTGTACTACTAACGGGATTTGAGAGAAGTTAGTAGAGTTTGTTCCAGTTTGACCTGAACCAAATCCACAAGTTGAATCTTTGATATCAACTGTAGAGTTCAATACGTTGATTGCAGTTGTTCCAGCAGTTAAGCCAGCACGAAGAGTCAACATTTGAACTGAGTAGCTCTTCAATAGAGCAGCACTGATTAGGTCTGTAGACAACTGATCAGTATAAGTACTTAGGGCAGATAAATTAAATGACATGATTTAAAATAATTTTTTTTTAGTTTGATTTTTATTTTACGAATTCTGATCGTAATGTTTTAAGTGCAGCAACTCTTGCCTCGATTGTGTCGATAGCTCCGGTTACTTCGGGTGATTTAGAAATCTTTACTGCAGCAGGTGCTTTAGCAAATTTCTCCATTTTGGTTTTCATAGCTCCCATTTCTTCTTTAACCTTAGAAATTTCAGTAGCACATTCTTCGATAGCAGCGAACAACATGGCCATTTTTTCTTCGATCTTAGCAGCAATTTCGTCTTTGATTGGAGTTTCTGTTTCTTTTGTTACTTCAACTTCAGTTTCAACAGCAGCAGCTACTGGAATAGTAGCAGTTTCTTCTGTTTCAGTTTCTACTTCAGGAGCAGAAATTTCAGAAATAATACCATTAGCATCAACTTCGATTACATTTCCGTTTTCTAACGTATGGTAACCTTCAGGTGCTGGTGTTTTACTTCCGTCTTCAGCAACAATCATTACAGGGAATCCAACTTCTAATTTCTCAACTTCAACAATAGTTCCGTCTTTTAGTGTTGCCGTTTCAAACTTGATTGGCATATTCAAGACTTCTCTAATCTGGTTAAGCTTTAACTTGTAGTTACTCATTCCTTTTAGATTTTTTTACAGAGCTTTTTTATGCTCTTAACCTTAAATACAGATAGAGTGACTATTGACATTTTCCAAGCCAATATTTTAAGGGTAGTGGTATATTAATTATATGAAAACACAACTCAATCCGATTGTTGAAGAAGTCAAGGACAAATTCAATACGGTTCAGATGATGACCGAAATGTTTATTACAAACGAAGAATCAGTAAGTAGAGGTCTCCTAGTAAGCGGTAATGCTGGTATGGGAAAAACCTTCTTTGTTCAAAAAGCCTTTAAGGATATTAATGCAGAGGATCGCGTTCAATATATTAAAGGTAGTTCAATTACTTCTGCTGCTCTATATTGTATTCTATATGCAAATAGAGAACCTGGCAATGTCTTAGTATTAGATGACGTTGATCTTATCCATAAAAGTAAAGGTGAAGTATCTACTATTTTAGATCTATTTAAAGGAGCAACTGAACCAACTAAAGGTTCTAGAATGATAGGTTGGCAAAGAGCTTCAGCCAATCAACTAATGAAAGAAAATGAAGTCCCAATGGAATTTGATTTTCAAGGAGCTATCATTTGGATTACTAACGATACTATCCAAGATATTGCAGATAAAGCCAAAGGACACTGGAATGCAATTAGTTCTAGATTTACTCAGATTCCAGTATGGTTAAACGACCAAGAGAAACTAATGTACACTTTGCATCTAGTTGAAGAATTAGATATGCTTGGAGAATCGTGTTCAGTTAAAGAAGGTGGATTTCCAAAAGACGTAATTGAAGATACTATTAAATATGTTCGTAAGAACTATAAAGTAATAACTGATATTTCTCCTAGAGTCTGTACAAAAATTGCAGATATACGTATGACCTTTCCTACTCGTTGGGAAATGTATTGTGACAATCAATTTATCTCTAATTAACCATTATGGAAAAACAATTTGGTAAACCATTAACTCTAAAAGGTTTAGAGAATGGAGACTTAGCAGACTCTAAATATTCAATAACTAGATTAGCACAAATAGAAAGTGGAAAAATCTCTGGTAAAAAAAATATAGAATCTGGACATTTACACTCTCTTAGAACAAAGGACCATCAACGTAAAGCTGGTAAAGCCGGCGGTATTGCTGGAATTGATCAATTTAATTCATTAAAAACTAAACAACACCAAAGTCAAGCTGGTAAAATTGGTGGTAAGACCGGCGGAAAGATTGTTGGTAATAAATTTCATATATGCCCATATTGCAATAAAGAAGGTAAAGGTCCTACTATGTTTAGATTTCATTTTAATAATTGTAAACTTAACCCTTTAAAATCTTCTTAATCGTAGTATACTTACGTTGAGCTTCAATCTCTTCCATATCTGAAAAAAGTCCTTCAACTGAAAAGCCTTTAAGTTCGCCAGCTTTTACTCTTCTACGAACCTCAGGATCTTCGATCTGCATCTTTACCATCCAAGTTCCTTTAACGAAATTAAAACCATAAACTGTATTTGCTTTATCTGTTGCTGGATCTTCAATTAACCAAGTCTCAAACACATAAGTACCGGCATCTTTGGTTTCAATATGATCTTGATTAACATCATTGGTGCGGGCTTCCTTCATGTACTTCTTTGCAATTTCTGCAATAGTCTCTGCTGAAAAGGTAACACTATAAGGTTGACCATTATCGTCTAGTCTTGGAATCTCCATGTCTGGTATCATGCAAGGACCTACTAGTATTCCTTTCTCTTCATCTTCAAATTTAAGTATACGTGAGAACTCAGAACGACCTGCCAAACCTGGTAAAGAGTTTTGTGGAGTTTTTACATAGCCTCTACCAGTTAAGGTTCTAGGAGCAGTAGCCGCCATTCTCTCTTCATATGAAGAGTCTATATCAACTGGTAAAACTTTAAGTCGAGAACCCTCTCTTTTAACGCTATACTTTCTCCAAAAATGTTGACAATTACTTCCGCCTTTATACATAAAGATTGAGTAATTTGAATTTCCACCTGGACCAAACTCAGTATTTAGGTTATTCAATAAGGTAACTTCTTCTCTAGAATAATAACGATTAAGCGACATCATAGTACGACAAAATCCTCTTGATCCTGAAGTAGAGACTCTTGAACTTGCAAACTTCCAAACAAACTCTTCTGGATCAGCTGAGGTTTGTTGTCTAGCTGGAGTATATTCTGAATCTTTAATTGCTCTAGCATCAGCAAACTTATGGGCATCGACTACTTCAACTTGATCTTCGGTGAATCCTAGTTCTGACCCTAATTTTTCTAATGCGATTAGGAATTCATCTGAGAATTTCCAACTCCAATCAGGTTGAGGAGTTTCTACCTCGTCCTTTCTAGGAACCTCGTCCACATACGGTGGTAGAGTTGAAGTATCTATTGAAAATTTCTCTCCAATTGACCCAAGCTCATCAATCACATCCTGATTATTATCGATATGTTTTTGTATTCCTAATTCTTTTACTTTAGCAACTTTGGCTCCATTAGAACCAGTTGCAAATACCTTTGAAGGATCTATGCCTAATTTGTCAGTAACTTCTAAAATACCAGATTTATCTGATCTTGCAGAGATTACGTAAACCTCATTGCCAGCATCTATTTTGGCCTGAGCCATTGCTTGACCACTTGCAGTAGAAAGGGTATCATCAAAATCAAATGAAACTTTGGTTTCTGCCAATTCTTCTTTTTTGAAATAGAGAAAGTCTGCCTCAATTGCAGGATCTTCTACTAGCGATATTTTGCTTACACCAGATTCTGCTACCTCAGGTAGAATTCCTAGTTCGATTAATTTATTTTTCTTTTCCATTTGTATTTGTTATTTAAAGTCTTGCTACTTGTTTTATACGAAAGTCTGCCTCTTGTTGACTAGTCATGTCAGAAGCAACTACATAGGTTTTAATTACTGGGGTATTTATGTTTCCACTACCATTTACCATTCCTCCATCAGCAAAAGATTTACCTCCACCGGCTTCATTAATTAGGGATAGTAATCCACCAAACATTGCAGTACTATTTGCATTTATTACTGATTCACCATTTGAAAGTCTAGCAGGAATTGAGTCTGATGAATTTGTACCAGTACCACTTACATAACCTCCACCAGCAAACATACTTGGAGCAGGTGGTGGTGTACTTCCGCCTCCTCCGCCTCCACCTGGAGGAGTTCCTCCGACATATTGAGTAGCTTTAATCTTTTCAACATTCGCATAACCTGCAACCAAGGCAGCAGCTGCAGCAATAGCACCAAGTACTGGTCCTACTACTGGAATTGCGGCTAATGAAGTAAATGCACCGATTGAACCTTGGATTGCTGCAATAATAGCTTGAGCAATTTGGACCTTCTTATTTTTTTCAAAATATTCTTTCTTAATCTTTTCTTGTTTCTCAAAGTTATCTCCAACTGCAGCAAGTTCTTTTGCCATTTGAGCATCGTTAACTGCACTAATTGCTCCAGCAACATCACTTGCTGCACTTAAGGTACCCGCAATACCTTGCTTAATTGCCTCATTCTTTTCTTTATTAAGGGCAAGAATCTTATCATTAGTATCCTTTTCTAGTTTAACCTTTTCTTCTGCACTAAGGACTTCACTGGCTTGTATTTCAGCAATACTTGCATCTAGTGCGGCTTTACGATCTGAAAAACTTAATTTAGTATTTGCCGCAATTTTTGATAATGAATCAAGTTGAGCAGTTTCAAGCTTTAGTAAATTATCTTTTTGTTTTGCTACAATAGCATCATCTGCTAAAATTATAGCATTATCTAATTCTTGTTTACGAGCAAGGTATTCCTTATCTGCTTCAACTCTAGCAGTGGTTCCTTCAGCATAGGTTTTACGTTTTTCTTCTAGTCTAAGTAGTTCAGAAGCTCTTTCCTCTTCCGCAGTTTTCTTAATTGCTTCAAGTTTAGTAAGTTCATCAAGAATACGTTCATCATTAAATTTCTTTTGGGCTAAAGCTCGCTCAGCATCTCCATCAATATTGGCTTGAGTCATTGCTGCCTCTTCCTTGCCTAGATTAATTGCATTCTGCTTTTGTTCTGAACGTTTACCTTCAATATCAGCAAGCACTTGGTCCTTAGCGGCTAAGGCATTGGTTAGTGCTGCTTGATTTTCAATATTTTTATTTTGTTTAAGAGTTTGAGCAGCGGCAGCCACTTGAGCATTTGCTGCAGCTAACATCGCCTTTTCTTGTTTGTCTAAAACTTCAGCTAGATCATTATTGGCTTTGATACGATCTTTTATATTCTTGGTATCGTCATCTCTTAACTGTCTTAACTTTTCTGCTTGGGTTTCGTATTGTGCAGCAAGTCTAGCAGCAGCGGCCTCAGCTAATTTAGCATTATTGGCAGCAGAAATCTGTGCTTTACTTTGTTCGTAACTTGCCTTAATATCAATTTTAGAAACTCCTTCAATTGTACCTTCAACTACTGCTCCGATTTCACCTAC